GATACACCTATGGGATTGGCTGCACCCACTGCTGTAATACCAACACTACCTAAAGCAGATGTTCCTACTTGTCCTGATACAGGTACAAAAGCACCTGGCAGTTCGGCAATAGAGACTTCTGATATGGCATTAAAGCCAAGCATTATCTTGCGTCATCTCTTGCTTTACGGTTCTTGTAGTCACTTCGTGCAAGAACTAATTTAACAAAGTCAGCTTGATTGCTTGGGATTGGGTCAGTAAAAGAACTATCGTTCATTAACTTATCTGTCCACTCTCGTTGCATCCTCTTCCAACAGTTGTTTATTTTACCGTCTACTGCTGCTTGTATCCATGCGTCTAATCCTGCGTTGTCTGTATCTGTATACAAGTCGTTAGATAGTATTTGTTGTTGTAAGTCTGTTAAGACTACTGATTTAGTATGATTTGCCATTTTTATCTCCTTTAAGATATGTTATTTCGCATTGGCATTAACAGACCAGAAAGCCTGAAAATTCTGAGTATGAGTGTATGTCTGCTTGTGCTGAACCTAAGTTAGGAAATTGAACTGTAACGAAAGCTGTATCATTTGCATCCATATCGCATAGCTGAGCAAGTGTCATACTAAAAGCAGCATCTTCATCAAAAATTCCTGGGTCAGTTTCTATTGCATGGTTACGATTAGATGTTTTAAGAAGCATATAAGCATAAGCGTAATCTTTATTTACTTCGCGGAAATATAAATGTGCCTGAAGTTGATATCTTCCTGTTACGGGTGCTGTAAATATATAAGTTGAATTATTGTAGTCATTATTTTGGTCAAAGATTTCAGTATCAAAATTAATTTTTGTTTCTGCATAAACTGGTATATTGGTTTGAGTTGATGATATTTTTGATAAAAACGCAGGTTGCAGTGGCTTAGTAATGTGACCATTAGCATCAATAACCATATGTGATGTAGTGCCTAGTGTAGAGCCAAGACCTATTGTTAGACTGTCAGAACTATCGTCTAGCCCTATGTGAAAGTCTTGAGCATTACCATCAAACACAAGTTTCTTGTCTTCTTCCCCACCTAGTCCAAGTGTGCCATCTGCTATAAATTTTGCTAACTCTGCTGCTTTGCTCATGGTGTTATCCTAATAAATGTCCGTTGAAAAAACCGCCAAGATTAGCATTATTTGGAAATTGAATATTTTGGTCACCTGCTTTTACTTGAAGATAATCACTTGCGGCTAAAGTTATTATATAAGATAATGAATAATTATCAAATTGATGACTAGCACCATCTTCTTTAACAGTGTATGTTGATGCTATAGAAGTTCCATTTTTATATAAGTTAAAATAAATTGAATGACTTGAATTAGTTGACCTCATATTAGTAGATACATTAACTAGATATTTTCCAGAGATAGGAACAGTAATTTTATAGTCAGACCCACCAGACCAAGTAACACCACCTTGAACAAAACTAAAAACATCACTTCCATTATTATTATTGCTCCAATTAAATATAGCGTTTGCAGATAATGTTCCAGAAATTCCCTCGACACTCCAACAAGGCAATACTGGCTGAGTTACACGCCCACTACTATCAATAGTCATAGCCGTAGTAGAGTTCGTTGCGTCTTGTATGGTATTTACTTTAAGTATTGATGCCATTACTGAGCTACCTCAAGTGCTTGAATTGTATGTATACTTCCACTATACCAACGAAAAAAAATATTTCCTGCTTCACTGGCAATTGGGCCTGCTTTTTGCACTTGTGTTTTGAAAGTTAATTGATTTGTATTTGAACATTGAAAAACACCACTTCCACTCATGTTTCTTTGAGTATTTGATACATCATTCCCATCATTTCCATGATAATCCAATCTATAAATTTCTGTAGAACTTCCATTCTCTATGCACCTAAAATCAGCCCTTGTGTTGGTACTTGATTGGATTGATATAGCATGATGAACCAATACTAAAATTTTAGAGGTTGCAAATTTAGGGGTTATATTTAACGTAAGACCTGTGTCTGTAAAACTTGTGGAAGTAGTAGAGTTAGAAGCACCTGCGAGAGTAGCACTTTGTATTTGTACTATACCACCTACATAATGAACATTTGCATTCGCAGTAAGATTCCCACTACTATCTATCGTCAAGGCACTTGTGCCACCAGAATGTTTTATTGCATCTACATGAAGTTCACTTGCCATTACTGTGCTATCTCCATTACAAATAATCTTGCATTAGTATTATTGTCATTTGTCATATATACAAATCCTCCATTGTTTGCTACAGCCCTTACTTTTGCTTCTAATGTAAGTGGAGAGGTGCTTGTTGTTGTCATTTGATGTGTTACGTCCAAAGAAGGACAATTATATCCTCTAGTTTGATTTCTACATTTCATTGCTAAAGAACCCCCTATGTGAAACTCGAAATCTACTTCTGAATTAGATACACTTGCATTTACAAGCCATAATCTTGTGAAGGTAAAATGCAGTATAGAATTTGAAAATTTTGGTGTGTATGCGTCTGACCACAATGCTGAAGATAATACACCAGAGCTTAGACTAGCAGTAAGCTGACCACTTGGGTCTAAAGTATATTCTTGATGCTTAACCATAGAATTAGGGATATGGACAGTTCCAAAACTTGCCTTACCCTCAATGTTATCTACTAATAATCTACTGGTCATACTATTGTATACACTCCGTTAACTGTGATTGTAGCATTTGTAACTGTTATAGGTCCTGCTGACAATCCGTTTGTACCACTTGGTATTGTTATATCTGCCGTGATACTGTTGCCGTTGGTTCGTATTATACTGTCGTTTCCAAGAAAAGGATAGCGTGTATCTGATTCTGACTTGCTGTAGCTATTGGCTATTGTAAACGCATCGTAGGCTACAATCTCTACCACATCATTTAATGATGCTCCTGTTACTAGCACTACTGTTGTGCCAGAGGTAGAGGTATAATCTGTGGCAGGTTTCAGTAAAACACCATTTTGATAAACATCTACATACTCACCATCGCTGTAGCTCAATACATTTGCATTGGCATCTGATCCACTAAAAGATGTCTGCCCTGCTGTGGCTTGGTATATAAAGCGTGTTCTAACTCCTTGGTTGGGTGCTTTTCCTATATAGGGCATATCATATTTCCTGTTTTGCTATATGGTCAGCGTATGCTTTCTTCACTGCATCTGTATGAAACTGTGCCACCATCGCTTTAACATCTGCGCTTTCGTTTGTGCTGTCACTATCTGGTGCTACAACATGGCGATGGAAGGAACGTGATATTTCTTTACCATCTTCTTTTATAATTGTAGCCGTCCTGATTTGAATGTGTTTGAAGTCGCCCACTATCTCTAATTTATCTTGTATTATTTCTTTTGTTATTGACATTTTTCTCTCCTTAAGAACTGGTTTTATACCAACCCATAATTCTAGTTGTGCCACTTGAAGCAAATGAACCTGCTAATATCGCTGAATAATTATCAACAGCTTCAGTTGTAGTGCCATTGAAATGAACCAGACCATAGTGGTTACCGTTCCAACTATGTCCAAAGTAGTCCACACCAGTAATCGCACTCAAATTATCAATAGTAAATGGTAGACCAGTTATAGTTCTGTTTGCATTTGTAGATGCTCCTGTAAATTGAAAAAGAGCCATAATATAAACTATGTCACCTATTTTTGTATATTTACCTACCCTTGTTCCACTATCGAAAGTTCCAGAATTTGTTCCTGCTGTTGGTGTCCAAGTTCCCTCTTCATAATCCTCCAAAAGTTCACCAGTCATAGTTGTGCCATCACTCGTAGCTGCAAAGTCTATCCCATGACCACTAGCCAACGTCACATTACCATCTGTAAGCGTCAAACCATTAGCTATAGTAAGAGCCGTACTAGATAACGTAAGACCCTCTGCTCCTGCTCCTCTAACTTTAGTTAAAGCCACTTCTTACTCCTAGCTTGGTTTTGTTGGAAATGTTACACTACTCATGTCTAATCCACCATTACTGTCTAGCTTTGGATCAGAACTCGCAGGTAAGTCTCTCAAGGCTTGTCGGTACGTCTTCCATGCACTTGACATGGTTACATCGCTGTTACCCATCCAATCTGTTTCTGCCAGTAATCTGTCTCGTTCTACACGAAGCAATCGCATTGGCTCACGGCTTTGCAGTAACGTCTTTTCACCTGCTACCTGTGCATAATTTACACCCCAGTCCTTTGGGTCTGCACTTTCTATAGCTGAACCATTGCTGTCTGCCCCAGTAACCTTACGAAACATCTGGTTAAACTCTTCTTCATTTGTAGGTTCTCCTCTGAGTACCCACTCTGTAACTCCTAAACTCGTTAATGCTTGTGCTATTGTTGTCATTGTTTTATCTCCTGTGCTACTAATGTTGCTTTCATAAGGTTTACCGAATAATAATTTGCGCCAGATACATTATTTCTAACTGCGATTGTATATCTTAATGTTGACGTTGTTGATGGATTATCTTCAACCATTCCACTTATATTTCCTCCCATATTAACCATAGTACCATTAGAAGTATCACCATGAACACTTCCAAATCCCCACGCACTTGAGCTATTTAAATCTGTTCCACTTATTACTGCTTGTGAAGATGCTGTTCCAGTTTCTCTAAAAACAGTAGCAATAGCGTGTTGGGCTTCTGGATTTGCATATAATGGTGCAGAAAACATTATTAGTATTTTTGAAGTTGAAAATTTTGGTGTAATGCTAAGATTAGTAGGAGTAGCAACAAAACTTGAATTGTTAAAGGTCATTTCAGAAGTTGAAGCACCAGTCACAGTTTGTATCACCATTCCAGCTGGCATAGCCACAGTTCCTGCTGTTGTTTTACCCTGTATTGTATCTACTGATAGTGTACTCATTGGGATATCTCCATGAGGGTTAATTGTGTTCTTACATCCCAATTACCATCTGTTCCCCATCTGCCTAATCGTGCAGTTCCTGAAGCACTGGTCATAAACATCCT